TTACACCGCACCCCACTGCTGCCCCGGACAAATGTTGCCAATCCGAATGACCGCCCACACCGGTCCGCCGTAGCCATAGCCGCCCGTGTATCCGTAACCGCAGTAGCCGTATCCGCCGTCGTAGCCATCTCCATCACCGCCGGGGTCGTCGGTCCACAGCAGAAACGCGGAACCGGATTCGGCTGACTTCAGGTTCTCCGGGTTGCCGTCCTCAACGTCTGCAAATTCATGCGTGGGATCCTCAACCGTAACCTTTGCCACACAGACGCCACTGACACAGGCCATGCCGATCCGTCCGGCACGGACCGGTTCGAGCAGCACGACGAACCGTCCGAGGTGGGCGACCTCACACGGCGTCGTTCCGGCGAGCGCGACGCGGTTCTGGAACGACGTGAGGCTGACCGCTGGCGGAAACACCGGACCGCAGATGCCCAGCACGTCGAACCGACTGCGGTCCTCGCCCGAGTCATTACGGACCGGGATGATGCCTGCCTGCGAGAATTCGGATTCAACCTGCCGGGCCAGTGAACGTTGCCGCGTTTTGAAATCGCGCGCGGCATCAATGAACGTGTTGAACGTCTCAGCCGGAATTCGCAGGGCGTCGCCGGTCCGGACTTTTCGGAAGGCATCTCCCACACGTCACGCTCCAATGCCAAGTCCCGCGAAGTTGCCATACGGATAAACCTGTTCGACGTAAGACGCGACCGGCCGCTTGACGAGTGCCATCGCCGCCGTGTCTTCGACATCCTCATACCGCACCCAGAGATACTCCCAGCCGCGTTTGCCGATGCCTGTCATGTCGCCAACGGCCAGTCCGGCGACGTTGGGACTGGCGGCGAAGCGGTACGTGATCTCCCAGTCGTCGGGGCCTCGCCTCGAACCGGACGCGCCGAGGAAGAGCACTTCGCCGGAAGCGAACCCGCGGAACGGCGCGTTGTTGACCTGACCGGTGAGGTAGAAGAGAGCCGCCTTGTAGGCAGCGGTCACGAAGCCCACACTGATGTAGTGCGTCTCGCTGAAGTTGTAGACCGGGACCGTGATGTCCACGCCGTCGACACTGTCGCGTGTGACTCCGATCGCGCCGCGAAAGTCGGGAGGCGGCCCATCGACTGACCACGCTCCAACCGTGGCCAGCGACTGTGTGATGTGTTGTGAGCCGCCACCCGTGTCGAACGAGAAGGAACTGTCGCCGGTCTGAGGCGGTTCGAACCGGCCGTAACGGACCGAGCCTTCCCACTCGTACTCGGCGATCCGCTCGGTATGAAGACTCTGGCGCACAAGCCCGCCATACAGCACGGGCGACGCCGACAGCAGCGCCGAGTTGGCCGCCGCGTCGTCGTTCGTGCCGCGAATCACGAACCGCAGATCGACGGTCGAGTCTTCGCTGATCGTCGTTTCGCGGCTGTCCCATTTCTCGTGAACCGTGACAGGCATTTCGTGTGACCGGTGTCCTCATGATTCCTCAACCAAAAACAAGCCCGTTCTGACGGGCCTCATCCAGAATGCGGCGGGTGTTCTTCGCGGTTTCTTCCGTGGCTTTGGCCGTTCGTTCCTCGGGGGCTCCACCGCCCAGACCACGCACAGCGGCGGCGTTGAAAGTTCCCGTAACGCTGATGCGATCCTGCGTCTCCTGCAGTTGCTCGCCCGCTCCGTTGAGTTGCTGCTGCAACTGCTGAATCAGATCGCCTGGCGACTTTGCCTTCGCGGGACCGTCGTCAGCTTCGGACTCCGACTGGCGACGAGCCTCGGCCGCCTGTTCGGTCGCCTGCTGCCACTCTCGACGCGCCTGAGAAAGCGAGTCTTCCGACTGCCGAACGTCGGAACGGAACTGCTCCGAGTGGCGGTCCTGTTCACTGACCCGTTCGCGTTCGAGTTCTTCCAGCGTGCCGGAGCTCTGCTGTTCGATCTCACTCAGTCGCTCTCGACGCTGCCGCTCACGCTGGAAGATACGTTCGTCGCGCGACCGGTCTTCCGAGGCATTCGCCGAAGTTGTTTCTTCCGTGATGCGGACGACTTCGGCGTCGACATCTACCTCGTCGTCGAACAGCGACTTCAGTTTGATCCACGCCGTACGAATGAACCCGACGGCCGTGTTCCACGTCTTCGTCAGGCCGGTCGTGAAGATCGACCACGCATCGGCGAGGAAGTCGATCGTCTCCGTCCACGCGGACTGCAGCCCGGCCCAGCCTTCCGTGGCGATCGCAGCTGTACTGAAGACCGCTTCCGTCCAAGTCGTGAGAAACGTGTTCTTCACGCTGGCCCAGATGCGGTTAAGAGCGGCGACGCCCTTCTGCCACTGTAACTTGAGCGTCAACCACAAAATGCGTGCGGCCAGCCCGATATCTCCCGCCGCAAGTGCGTCACTGATACCGCTCCACGCGGCGAGCGCCTCGTCTTTGAGGACTGCGAACTTGTCGCCCAGCCATGCCAGAGCCTGCCCGCCGGCATCCGTCGAGGTGATGAGGTAAGCCGCGAGTACTCCGACGCCGGCGATCACCAGTCCGATCGGCGACATCAGTGCGGCAATCGCTGACCCCACGAGGCTGAACGCACTTCCGATGCCGGTGAGCACGGACGCGAGTGCTCCCAGCGTCGCCCCGAATCCCGAGACCACAGTGCCGATCAGGATGAACGCCAGTCCGGCAGCGACCGCAGCAGCAGCGATCTTCGCCAGCACAATGACCAGCCCGCGATTCTCTTTGATCCACGCGCTGACCATCTTCACGGCGTCGGCCAGCGCAGTGACCAGCGGCGTGACGACCGGCAGCAAAGCCGACCCGATCTCAACCGCCGCGTCCTCGACCTTCGCCTGCAGCGCTTTCATCTGATTCGCGAACGAACCGGCCGAGCGTTCGGCATCGCCCTGCGCCGCAGTCGTCCCGCGCATGATGATCGCCAGCCGCGACATCACCTTCTGCTGCTCGGTGGCGTGACTGGGGTCGACACCCTGATTGAGCATCTCCTGTTTGACGGCGGTCTCGTTGACGATCACGCCATACTTTTTCATGACCTCGCTCGATCCTGTCAGTGCCGCGTGCAGGTCGCGCAGCACATCCGAATCCGACATGTTGTTGAAAGACGCCAGGTCGATCGCCAGGCCGGTCAGCTGCTGGCTCATCGTGGTCGCACTGTCATCGTCAAAACCGATCGGAACCAGCAGGTCCTGAGTCCCGGCAAGAAAGTCGGCCACCTGCTTTTTCGAGCGTCCCATCTGTCCGGCAAACTGATCGCTCCAATCTTTCACCGCCGGTGCGTTCTGACCAAAGACGACATTGAACTTGTTCATCGTCTCTTCCATGTCGCTGCCGGCCTTCACCGCGAACGACAGCGGAGCGGCCACAAGAGACCCGGCAGTCAATAATCGCGTGCCGATGGCCCGCGCCGACGAACCGAACGCCTGTAATCGTTTGCGGGCAGCGTTCAGACCGCGAACGAGCTTTGAGTCATCCGCGAACAACTCGACAAAAGCCCGTCCAGCGCGGATTCCGGATGCACTGGCCATGTCAGGCCTCCGGAGCCGCGTCGGCGCGGCGGTGCTGGTCCACGAAGATGGTCTTCAGCAGCATAATGCTGGCTTTCGGCAGTTCGCCGCGACGGGCGGATTCACGAGTCAACGGATGAAAATCCCCAGGCCGGAACGTCCGGGCCTTCTTCGGGTCACGATGGCAGTTGGCCAGCATCGCCAGCACGGCGGACGTGTGATTCCACTCCTGCCGGATGCGGGACTCGGCCATGCGAATCAGTTCACGCAGCGTCAGCCGTCCGGGATCGAGGCCGACGATGCCGGCGAGTTCGCTGATGAAGCGGTCAGCGTCTCGACCACACACGCGGGATCGAGTTGCTGGATCGCGGACACCGCCTTCTCCAGCAGACGGTCCGCGACTGTGTTCGTCTTGCGGAGCAGTTCCTGCATCGCCGCCCGTTGCCGGGCATTCGGGAAAAAATCCGACAGTTCCGCCAGCAGCGCGGCTGTCGCATTTCCGATGGCGTCACCGGCCATTGCCCGACCGAAGTCCTCGTCGCTGACGTCCTTTGCATCCGCTTCCAGTTTGCACACGCAGTAGATGACATCGACCAGCAGCACCGGGTCATCGTGCAGTTGCGCGAGCAACCGGCAGCCGTCGTCGAGCACGTCCAGCAGATTGACCTCGACCAATGACCGGACACGCCGGATGGCGTCTACATTGATCGTCACCGTCCACTGGCGACCTGCATTGTCCTGAAACGTCTTCATCCCTGAATTCCCCGAAGAACACTTGCCTCTCAGCCCTCACGTCTCCGCCTCATTACGGCACCGTCATCCAGTCGGGCGCGTTCGCCGAGTACGTTGGCTTCGCGGTGACACTGACCGTGATGGCCTGTTCGAGTGGTTCGCTGCGAGTGAGCTTGGTGATCGACATCGTGGCTCGCAGTCCCTGCGTGCCGCTGGACGTGATGTCGCCATCCATCACACCGAACTCCAGCGTCGTGTTGTTGAAGTACGCATCCTGAATGGCGGTGAAACCGGCGTCCGCCGGATCCCACACCATCTCGAACTCGATCGAACCATCCTTCAACGCCGCAATCGTCGCTCGCCAGCCGGCGTTGCCACGCGTAGTGACGTCCGCTTCGGAGGCTTCGAGATTCAGCGTCAGGTCTTTGACGTTGGTCATCTCGACCCACGTCGGTGCTCCGAACGAGCCCGTGTTGCGGTACAGCTTTGCTTCCATGCCGAGTTTCATGAGGGACTCCAGTCCAATCAGGTGATGCCGTTACCGAGGCCGGACTCGTTGTCCGGATCGTGATTCTTCAGCCAGGCTTTGAGGTCCTTGCGAGCCTCTTCATTGCGGTCGCGGTCCAGCCGTTGCCTGAGTGCTTTTCCAACTTTGAGGATGTGCCGTGCGACCGTCAGCTTCTTCCCGAAGCCCAGCACGCCGAACTTCGCGAGCACGCCACCCAGCGTCGCTCCGCCCAGATGCGACAGGGCTGCTGTCGCGATGATGCCTGCAATCGTTCCCATCAGTGAGCAAACCTCCGATGAAGCAGCCCGGTGATGGTTCCAAACAGCCCCCACAGAAACTGCAGTGGTCGTTCCCGAAAGTCGTCGCGGACTGCATCCACATCAGCCCGAACGGCGTTGACCGCTTCCAGTGCGTCGTCCTTATCTTCGCGCAACCTGGCGATGGCCCGAATCTTTCCGATGACCCCGGACTCGCGGAATTCGTTGAAGTCGCTGCGTGTCTCCCTCGCCTCGTCACGCAGAGCAGCAAGGTCACGTGCCAGCCGCAGGAGTGCAGTGTCGGGTGCCGCTTCTTCGGATGGTGGTCCGGGGACCGGTGCCGGATCAGTGACCGGTGGAAGGTATTGACTTGTGTTTTTTACCCAGATCGTGGGAAAGCCGAGTTGTTCTGTCGGACGGCACGTGTTCGAGAATTCCCGGAACAATTCCGGATCACTCCACTGCCGCATCTGCGGATCCCACTTCACGAATCGGAACTGGTAGTCGCGGAACTGGCCTGACGCGACGTCGGTCTCAAGTTGTCGGCAACTCGAACAACTGGTCGAGGAAAACACGACGACGACCGGTTGTCGGCTGTAGCGCTGCGGCAATTCGATCGTTTCGCCCTGTGCCGCGCGAATCGCCTCCGTCGTCACTCGCCAGCCAGAGAACCCGGAGCTGTGTACTCCTGGATTGGCGGCAACGTGCAGAGCGACTCCAACGACCTCACCTCTTGCGTTGAGCAGCGGGCCACCACTGTTACCACTGTCGATGCGATGGTTGGTGTAGTTGATATCAACGCCGTTGCCGCCGCTGACTTCGCCTTCAATCCGTGCCCAGTTCCCGCCGGNNNTCCCGCCGGGATAACCCAGCGAATAGACACGCTCACCAATCTCCGGCTTACGGCTCGCGACCGGCAGACTTGCAAACGGCCCACCGTCGAGTTGAAACACCGCCGGACCGTCTTCACCGCGGTACACGTAGACGCGACTTGCGGAAACGTCCTTCCCCTGCACTTTGACTTTCAGACGGGCGGGATGGCGGCAGTGCTTCGCGGTCACGAGCAGATTGTCGGCGACGATGAATCCCGTGCAGCCGTCCACACGGACGACGGCATCGCGTTCGTCCGCATGGGCGACCGATGCGGTCATCAGGAGCACTGCCGTGAAAAGAAATCGGTGTGTCACTTCGCAGCCTCCTGTTCGTACCGCGTCTGGAACTGCACCGTGCCCTGACGGACGAGCTTCCGAAACAGCGTGGCCGGGCTGTACTTCGTCGGGTTGTCCCGATTCAGCCGGCCCAGCCGCATCAGCACCTTGGCTGCCAGTTCCGAGCAGAACAGTTCGTTGAGATCCGCTCCGGGCAGCAGCCGCGTGTGTCGAAACAGCCGCGTCCCCGACAGCAGGGCTCCGCCGAAGTCGTACGTGACCTGCTTTCCGATGAAATGCCTCACGAGAATCCGCGTCAGCAGTTCCGACTCACTCTGCGACAACTGGTCGACCGCCGTGAGCCGATAAACATCCACGTGCCCGCCAGCCTCAACGTAATCACTGAGCCGTTCTTCCGGCTGATGCGACTGACAACCCGAGACCGGATACCCCAGCACAGTACACGCATGGCGGCACAGAGTGGTCGACTCCACCCACAATGGTGAGTCGTGGTATTCGCAGATCACCGCGACGTGCGATGGCCCCAGCCGCAATCGCGACGGAGCCAGCACCGAGGCCGTGCCCCACGAGATTGCCTTCGACGCTGCGTCCGTGCCGTAGCACGCCAGCAGGTCTAGCGGCTGAAAGTCATCGATGTTGATCAGTGGTGCCGTCATGGCTTGAGTCGCTCCGTCAGTCGATCGAGCAGCACATCGTGCCGGTCGAGCCGTCTCCGCACGGCATCAAGTTCCGCCGTCCGGATGTCATTGGTCATCTTGAGTTCCGCCTTGATCGCGCTCACGTCGTTCGAGATGGACCACGCCCACAAGACGGCTCCTACGAACACGACCGACGTCATGAAACTGATGAACGACACGAACCACTTCGGCACGACGATGAAGCCGTTGCCGTGCGGATGCGTTGTCTGTCCATTGCTGCAGGCCATGCGTTACCTCACTGAATCCCGCCACATCGCTGGCAGCTTTGGCTGCTCTCGATCAAAGGCCGGCCCCATAAAAGGACGCGGCTGATAAGTCTTCCGAATGCGACGGCCACGACGTTTCAGGACGACTGGTCCGCCGTGTTCCAGAGTTTCCGGAGCGTTCGTGCTGCCACTCAGCCGAACCGGGCCAATCAGGACGCTCGACTTCACCGGCTCGTAAACAAAGAAGATATTCCGCTTCAGTCGCCCCGTGTGATCGGATGGTGGTGAGCCCGGTGGAGCCGGACGCTTCCGTCGCCGGATACTCGATCTCGCCCCGCGTCGGACATACGCCCCGAACCGGGACAACACGCGCCGCTGAGCCCGATCCACGGCCTTCATCACCGCCGGCCGGTCAAAGAACAGTCCTTTCGCTGGTCCAATCTGCACACCGAGCATCCCTGACGCCTACCTCATGATTCGAAATGTGATCGTGATGACGCTGGTGAACTGCCGGAGCTGGTCCAGGTGCTCGGGCGAGTACACAGGAACGTTGTCGGACTTCAGCCACACTGCATTCGGCGCATCCGTCAGCCGCTTGAACCGAAACAAGTCAGCCAGCTCCTGCACGAGCCCCAGCAGCGCGTCGACTTCCGCATTGCTGACAGCATCGAGCTTCTTCTGCACGGCGATGTCGATCGCGTAATCGTGCTGGTTATGGGCACGGCCGCCGGGCAGCGTGATGACTCCGCGTGGCACGACTGTCACATGCAGGTCCTGCATGTCTTCCAGATCGAAAACCGGGAGGAATGTCCGCTCGGCGGTCGCCGACTGACTGAGTTCTGCCGCGTTGATCTCGAACACAACAGCCGCCGCAATGTCGCTGATAACTGACATATCTATGTGGACTCCGTTCCCGTCAGCTTCGTGTGAATCCTCAATGTGCGGCGGTACGCGTCGCTGTACCGCCACGGCGGCTCCTTCCCCGGAGCCATAACCTCGTAGGTGAACGTGACCGTCCCGATCGTTTCACGGATGCGGTCTCCTCGTTCCGGCAGAGTCTGCGTACCGTCCAGGACCAGACTCACCGCCGGAACAAGGAAGTCCCGCGACTCCGTGCGCTGGAGAATCCCAACACCGTCGTCGATCTCGAACACAGTCCGTCCGATCGATGCCGGCACTTCGACGCTGCTCTCGCCACGCTGGTATTCAACCGGCCGGGACGCGTGAGCGACCCGCTGGTCTTCCAGCCAGTTCGAGCCTCGTTCAAGGATGTCGGTCATCGATCTCTCTCAATTGCCTTTCGGCTGGTGCGTCTGGAACCGCGTCGTTCACAGTTACGGGCGACAGCCCGATCAAACCGCCAATGGTGGCCTACTGGTTGATCCGTACGCGGACTGTGGTGTCATCGTCGCTGGCATCTGCGATGGACTTGCCAAGTGCCTTATTGGCTCCGGCATTGTCATCACTGGTTGCCTGCTGCGCGATCTCGTCCCAGAACAGGCTTGTCCCCAACGTGATCGCCGTGGCTGCACCGCTTGCTTTGGGAAAGTCGAACACCCCCTCGACCGCGAGAGCTCCCAGCTGACTCGCCTCGATGTTCAGCTTCGCTACGCCAATAAGGTCGCCCTGGACTACTACATCGCCAGCCGCCACAGCCGCTCCCGGCGTGTGGTCAATTGACGCTCCTTCCTGTCGAAATACTGCCGTCGCCATACATCCTGCTCCTGTCGAGTGAACTGGTCCGTGTCAGCCGAACACTTACGCCGCGCCTTTGCTCTTCACACCGGCCCGCTTCTCCTGTAGAGCGACGCCGAAGTCGAAGTAGCCTCGCCACTGCATGCCCAATGTGTTGAACGAGGATTCCTCGCTCTCGATGTAAGGCACACGACGGCCCCGCAGATAAATGATTTCGAGGACCGCCGCGTCAGCCGGATCGGCCAGCAGATACCACGCAGTGTCACTGCTGCCCGTCAGCGACTGAGCGTTGAGCCACGGTGTCGCCACCGGACGGAACTTGCCGGCGTGCGGGTTGCGGTTGGGCTTCGGCTTGTTGGCCGTCGTCGTTTCGTTGACGGCCACATCGTTGTAGAGCTGATCGCCGACCGTCTTCAGCGACGTCGGAACGAGCAGTACGCCCGGCGTCATTGAGACTGGATCACCATTCTCGTCCTTCTGGTCGAAGAACATCTGCTCGGCGGTCGTCAGCGAATTGATCTGCAGATTGCTTTCGGCGCCTGCGAAGTAGTTGCCATTGCCGGCACTGAAAAACGCGTTGGCATTGGCCAGCAGAAGACCGAAACCGACTTTCTGCAACTTGATCGCGGACTGGCGTCCGATCAGACGTGGCAGACGCAGGAATGCGCCCAGGTCGTCGTTGATCATCATCTGCCGCGTCAGCGACAGCAGCGTGCCGTAGGTCTCAACCTGATTCTGGAAGGTCTCTTCGCTGAGCGACCCGTGCTTCAGCTCGCCGTCCGGCCCGACCTTCTGGAACTCACCCAGTCCCGTCAGGCGGTAACTGGTGACCTGCTTGAAGTCGTTGGCATCCGCCTGCGCCGCAATCTGACCGAGCACGTTGTCGACGGCTTCAAACGAAGCCAGCATCGTCCGGTTGGCCACGTTCGACAGGATGCCCGACAGTGAGACCGTCGAGAATCCGCCGGACGCGGTCAGCTTGCGGTCCGCCGCCATCGCCGCGCGAATGAAGTCGTTATCCACAAGCCCGGGCTGCACGTGCATGCCCGCTGCGCGGATCACGGCGTGCATCAGGTAGTGCAGTCCGATGCCACGCAGGTCCCGGCCGAGTGCCGCGTTCATCGCGCGTTCGCTGAACAGTTTTCCGCACTTCTGCTCGGGCAGACTGGCCGACAGGCACAACGCTGCCTCAATCGCTTCCGC